GCAGTTCTTGCAGGTAGCTCAGGCGATGGGGCCTGAAGGGCAACTTGCAATTAAGACAGGTGACATGATTGACTACATTGCAGACAAGATGGGCGTACCAGCGTCTATCAGAACCACGCCTATGGAACGCGAGCAAATGATGCAAGAAGCGCAACAGATGGCGATGGCAGTACAACAGGCACAAATGCAAGGCGCAGCTCCACAAGAAGCAGCACAAACGGCAGCTGAAGGAATGATGTAATGAGTGGATGGGATGATATGGAGCCACAAGAAGCTCCCCCTGTAGACCATAAACGAGATGACCTTGATATTCTAATTGCTCGTACATTCTCGACTGAGAATGGGCAAAAAGTGTTGGCATGGCTTCGAGAGACTTATCTTGAGAATCCAAGCTGGCAACCTGGAGCTGAAAGTAGCTACGGGTTCTACCGTGAAGGGCAGAATGCTGTCGTTCGCGACATTGAAAAACGTATCAAGAGGATTAAAGAATGAGCGAAACCGAAGAAAGCGGTGGCCTTTTAGACGGTGCTGAAGTAGAAGCATCAGAAGAAAGCACAACCCCCGCAGAAGCGGAGATCAGCCATGTGGCTGCTGATCCAGAAGCGGAGTCAGCAGAACCGTTAGAGCGTCCTGATTTGTGGCCAGAGAAGTTTTGGCAGCAGGACGAAAACGAGCCAATGCTCGAAGAGATCGCTAAGTCGTATGCAGAACTAGAAAAGAAGTTCCGTAATGGCGATCACAAAGCCCCTGAAGAGTATGCGATGGACGTTTTTGGCGAAATGCCAGAGGATGATCCGGTAGTAAGCACTTACTTAGATTGGGCTAAAAAGAACGGCATTAACCAAGATGCTTTCAACGAACTAGCTGAACAAGTGTTGCAGTTAGGCGGAAATGAGGCAGAGCAATACAAAGTATCTCTGGAGCAGGAACGTCAATCACTTGGCCCGAATGCAGACGCTATTATCAAGAATATGGCGACTTGGGGCAAAGGCTTTGTTGATAAGGGCATTTGGGGTCAAGAAGACTACGAAGAGTTTAAGATTTGGGGTGGCACTGCTGCTGGAATCAAAGCACTTCAGAAACTTCGTTCCTCTTATGAGGGTCGTGTACCTGTAGAAACAGCACCTTCTGCTGATATGCCATCGAAAGATGAGCTATATGAGATGGTAGGTAAGCCTGAATACAAGAGCGATCCAGCTTATCGACGTAAAGTTGAGAAACTTTTTGAGCAAGCATTTGGTCAATAAACAATAACCTAGCCCCCTTAGTTGGGGGCTTTTATTAGAAACTTGTTGCAAGTTTCTGTTTAGTGTATAAAATCCCAATAGGCTAATCGCGCAAGCGACCCTAAATAGTAGTGACCTACTCAACGGGCGAGTTGTAAAACGCAAGTTCAGGCCCACGCAATGTGGACAACCATAAGAGCGAAACTTTAACCGTAAATTATTGATCAGGAGATCACAATGGCAATTAATGTATCAAACGCCTTTGTTACGCTGTTCGATGCGGAGGTTAAACAGGCTTACCAAGGTGAGTCTATGTTGCGTAATACCGTCCGTCTTCGTACTGGTGTAGAAGGTTCTACTCACAAGTTCCCTAAAATTGGCTCAGGTGTAGCTCAAGTTCGTGTTCCACAAACTGACGTTACTCCTATGAATGTTGACTACTCTCAAGCAACTGTAACTCTTTCAGATTACATCGCTGCTGAGTACTCAGACATCTTCAACCAAGCAAAAATCAACTTCGACGAGCGTTCTGAGTTGGTTCAAGTTGTATCTAAGTCAATCGGTCGTCGTGCTGACCAGTTGATCATCGACGCACTTGATGCTGCTTCTACTTCTTTGACTGTTGCAACTACCGTTGGTGGCGCAGGTACTAACCTGAACCTTGACAAGTTGATCGAAGCTAAGAAATTGATGGATGCTGGCAATGTTCCTATGGAAGGTCGTCACATTTTGATCCACGCTAACAACCTTTCTGGCTTGTTGGGTGAGACTGAAGTGACTTCATCAGACTACAACAGCGTTAAAGCGTTGGTTGGTGGTGAGATCAACACCTTCTTGGGCTTCAACTTCCACGTTATCGGCGACCGTGATGAGGGTGGCTTACCTAAGCCTTCAACTCGTACTTGTTACGCTTGGCATCAGCAAGCTTTAGGTATGGCAGAAGGTATGGGTGTTCGCACTGAGATTAACTATATCCCAGAGAAAACCTCACACTTGGTTGCTTCTATGTTCTCTGCTGGTGCAGTAGGTATCGACGCTGGTGGTATCGTCGAAATCTCTTGTACTGAGTAATAGGAGGAATTAAAAATGGCATTTTCATCAACTGGTTTTGCAACCATTGGCGCATCAAAAGCAGGTAACGCTGTATCTTTGTATGCTTACTCAACCGCTGACGCTATCGGCGATGTAAACACTGAAGGTTACTTCAACACCCTATCTGACACTTTGTCAGTTGGTGACGTAATCTTGGTTCGTTCATCTACTGGTGGCACTCAAGCATTATCATTGGTATATGTTGCTTCTAACGCTTCTGGCGTAGTAGACGTAACCGATGGCTTGACAATCACTGCAACTGACTCAGACTAATCAGTTAAGGTGACTAAGGAGGAGGTTACTTCTGCTCGCAGGGGTAGCCTCCTTTTTCCTTATAGGAGCATAAAATGGCAGCAGGCGATTCAGCTTTAACAATTTGTTCAGACGCATTGCTCCTTCTTGGCGCAGCGCCTATCTCGTCCTTTAATGAAGGTACTGATGAGGCAAATGTCTGTGACCGACTCTATCCAGATGTAAGGGACTCTACCCTTCAAATGTATCCTTGGGCTTTCTCTATGAAGAAGGTTCAGCTAGCTCGTACCGTCAATACTCCCGTTAATGAGTGGTTGTATGAGTATCAACTCCCATCAGATCGTATTGGCCCTCCTCGTGCTGCTTTTGATAGCGCACAACCTGGCGCTCGTCCTTTCCAAGCATGGGAGATTTACGGTGACAAGTTCCTCACTAACGAGGAAAAAGTGTACATCGACTACCAATACTCTATTGCAGAAGGCAACATGCCAGTATGGTTTGTGCAGTTGCTCAAGTATCAAATGGCTTGGCACTTAGCAGAGCCGATTACCGATCAGATCAGCAAGACTGACTACTGGAAGACCATTGCTATGGGTTCTCCAGGTGAGAACAATCGTGGTGGCTACATGCGTACTGCAATGAACATTGACGCACAAGGCAATACACCTCAATCTATTGAAGATTATAGTTTGATAGCGGTACGTTATTAATGGCTAAGTATGTCGATATTCAGACTAACTTTACCAGTGGTGAGATCGATCCACTGTTACGGGCGCGTATTGACATCAAGCAATATGCCAATGGCGCATCTAAGCTGACCAATGTCTTTGTGCAGCCTCAGGGTGGTGTTAAGCGTCGTCCTGGCTTGAAGCACATCTATGAGCTAGATGCAGCCTATAACCCTGATGACGGCATTCGTTTAGTTCCATTTGAATTTAGTACCAGTGACAGCTACATGTTGATGTTTACTGGTGGCAAGATGCACGTTATCCGTGATGGCGCTGTTATTGCTAATATCAATGGCTCAGGTAACGACTATCTGACTGTTTCTGCGCTGACTTCAGCCATGATCAATGAGATGTGCTGGACTCAATCAGCCGACACTCTGATCGTTGTGCATGAAGACTTACAGCCTATCAAGATTGTTCGTGGCGCAACTGATGCAGATTGGACGCTTAGCACAATCACTTTCGACAGTATTCCTCAGTATGGCTTCACCATTACCACTACGGCTGGTACAACTATTGGTACAGGTACAGAGACCCTGACCCCTGATGAGATCAGTGGCACTGTCACCATTACGGCTTCTGGTAACGTATTCTCTGCCTCTGATGAAGGTCAGTACATTAACGCTACACCTCAAGGTCGTTTGCGTATTACTGAGTATGTATCAGCGACAGAAGTTAAAGGTGTTACTGAAGTCCCATTCTTTAGCACTGATGCGATTGCAGCAGCTAACTGGGAAACTGAAACTGGCTACGAAGATACTTGGTCTAGCAGCAAAGGCTGGCCTCGTACCTGTACTTTCCACGAAGGTCGTTTGTACTTTGGTGGAAGTAAGACTCGCCCTACAACTGTGTGGGGCAGCAAGATCGGATTCTTCTTTGACTTCCAACCTGTAGAGGCTTATGACGACGATGCTGTGGAAGCGACGCTCGATACGAACACGCTCAATACTATCGTCGACATCATCTCAGGGCGGGACTTACAAATTTTCACGACAGGTGGCGAATTCTTCGTACCGCAAGACACGCAATCGCCTATTACTCCTATCAACTTCTTTATCCGTACTGGTACTCGTAATGGCGTACGAGAAGGCGTACGGGTTATTCAGTTAGATTCAGGTACGCTGTATGTACGTCGTCAAGGTAAAGCCTTGTCAGAGTTCATTTACAGCGATGCTACTTTGGCGTATGTCAGTAACGCTATATCACTATTATCGTCACATTTATTGAAAGGCCCTAAAGAGATGGCTTTGCGTAAAGCTACCTCTACTGATGAGTCTGACTTGTTGTTGATCGTTAATGAAGATGATGGCTCTATGGCAGCTTACTCGCTGTTTACTCAGCAGCAGGTAGTGGCACCTTCTGAGATTATTACTGATGGTGAGTTTATTGAGGTGGCAGTAGACATTACTGACATCTATGTTGTGACCAAGAGAACATTTAATGGCACTGATAAATACTTTCTTGAGAGGTTTGAGTCTGACATTTTCACTGATTGTGCTTTCACTGGTGCTGCTGCTTCTGGCGCCTCTTCTCTTCCTCATGAGGGAAAAGACCTAAACGTGATTGCTGACGGCAATGTGTTAGGCGATGAAACCGTTAGCTCAGGCTCTATTACATTTGACCGAGCATCGACTACTAGCTATGAGGTAGGTCTACCATTTAATGTGGAAGTGACCACTATGCCAGTTGAGAAAGACATTGGCACAGGTACTCGCTTAGGCTTTAAGAAGCGTATTGTTGAGATCAACGCCATTCTGGATTCGACTCAGCATTTGTCACTTAATGGCACTTTGGTTCCTATCCGTTCATTTGACACAGTTGGCACATTAGATAGTGCTACAACTGAGTACACAGGCATTAAGACACTGCATGGCAAACTAGGCTATAGCCGAGAGGCTACTGTGTCAGTAACACAAGAATATCCACTCAAGATGACCTTATTAGGCCTTGAGTACAAAGTCTCTACAAGCGGAGGTTCGTGATGACAATGGCAGTTGCAGCGTTAGTTGTTGGCGGCTTGTCAGCAGTTAGCTCGATCAAACAAGGTCAATACCAAAAAGCTATGTATAACCTTCAGGCTAAACAAGCAGAGCTTGAGGGCCGTCAAAACGCTTTAAATTATAGTCGTCAAGCTTTAAATGTTCTTGATACTCAAAGACGTACAGCAGGGACATTAATTGCTCGCTCTGCTTCTGGCGGCATTGATCCGTTCTCAGGCTCTCCAATGACAGTAGATCAGTGGAATGCCTACCAGGCTGGTGACGAGTACAATTTAGGTCTTGAGAATGCTGATATGGCTATTGCTGGTGGCTTAGCTAAAAGTCAATCTCTACAGGCTGCTGGTAAACAGGCAATGCAATCAGCTTATTTGAATGCTGCTATAGCTGTAGCATCTTCCGCTGTCAGTTATGGTCAATTATCAACCCCTGCTGGCCCTGCTGGAATGTCTGCAAGCAATCAAGCTTGGGCAGCAAAAGGATTATAAGAAATGGCATTACCTGTATATAGACGACAAGGCATCATGTACGCGGATTTACCGCGCATTGAAACTGCCAATCTTAAAGAAAACGCTAGTACGTTTGATACTATTAATCGTCGTTTAGACCAGTTAATGGGCTTTGTTGAGCGTGAAGGTACTAAGCAAGCTAAAGAGCAAGCTATAGCTTATGCAGCTCAGAATCCCGTTACTCAAGAGCAGATTGATGAAGCAGTAGCCTCTAAAGGTGAAGGTAAGTCCTGGTTGTCAGCTCTCACTGGTGGCAATGTCTACGATGAAACACTGCAAGCAGCTCAAGGCTCTATGTTAGCTAATCAGTTGTCTATTGAAGCACAAAAGAAGTTTCGTGAGCTACAGGTTCTAGCTGAGAATAACCAAATCGGTTTTGATGAAGCTCAGGTTGAGATTCAGGACATCATTGACGGTTATGCCACAACCATTAGTGCATTTAGCCCAGAAGCCTCTATCAAAGCTCGTGCTTCTATGGCTACTGCCGGTAATGGTGTACTCAAATCGGTAGCTGAAAAGCAGTCTAAGGTTTTTGCTGCAGCACAAGCGGCTGCGCTAGATGAAGGTATTTTCTCAGTTAAGCGTTTTGCAGAAGATGAGTTCTATCGTGGTGATTCATGGAATCCTACAACTCAGACTTACATTCGTGCAGAAGATCGTATTGCAGCAAT